CATTTTCCAGTTAATTGCATAATTTAGTTGTTTAGGTTGTAAACTACGATTTGCAGTTCCTCATTAGATAATTCATCGATTCCTATAATAGCTCCATTTTCATTTTCTACTAATATTTCTTCATTTTCCTCTATCAAGGTTGCCCAATCTGAATTATCAAGTTGAAATTTATAAGCGGAATTAACGTCTGCTTTTTTGATTTGTTTTATGTTATAAAGTCTTGTGCTCATGATGTTTTTTTTTTAATAAACCTCTATAATATGGTTTGTTCCTATTGTTATTTTTCTTTTTGATTCCATATCACCTCTCATTTCATCAAAATAAAATTCTTTTTCTGTTAGTACTATGAAGGTAAAAGAACCGCTAAGTATAGAAATATCTACACTTTCTTTAGTTTCCTCAACGTTTATTAGCCTATTGATAGTTTGTATTTTTGCCATTGTATTATTTTTAACTGTTAATGTAAAACGCTATATCCTTTGCGTTTAATAAAGGTTTTTTAATTAATAGCTTTTCCAAACTACATTTGTAGTGTTCGTTTCTGCGTATTTCCATAAATAAGTCTATCTCATTTGAAAATTCAGATTTTATAATTTCTGTAAACCAGTTTACAAATCGCTCTGGATCTTGGTCAATTAAATTTTTAGGTACTGAACTAATTATAACTTCCATAAATGTGATTTTTTTGCGTGAATTGTTAAAGAGTGTTTTTAGGGGTTTATTTTTCATGTTTTTAGTGTTTTATATTATGGGTGTTAGTTTGGCATTAAAAACTTCGCTTATTTCATCAATTATACAGTCTCCAAATTCTTTACATCCGTATTCAATTAATATCATTCTTAATTTTTCATGCTTTTTTGTATAGTTTTTAGGTCTTTTTTTAATGGCTTTAATTTCTGCTTTGTGAAAGTTTAAAAAATCTCTTCTTTCTCCTTGGTAGATAGAACTTAATGAAGACTCATAATTATGCCCGAACTTTTCAAAAAATAAAGGTTCAATATAATTATTAAAATCATTGTATTCTTTTATTTGCTTTTCGCTTTCCTCGTTTAATAGTGTTGCGAAATCAATTATTTTCTTAACTGTGTTCTCTGCTTTGTATAGTGGTTTCATAATTATATTATTTTTTTAGCTCTTAAAATTAAAGCTAGTTTAAAATTAGTATTTGCTTTGTACTCTCGCCTAACGGATTTTATCTTTTTTTCTATACTAGATAAGGAGCTTGCCTTATATCCTTGCTTAATCAACTCTTTACTAACTTCTATTTGTGTTAATCCTTGAGACATTAATTTAAATATTTTTATTTCGTGGGTTTCCATCGTTTTATTTTAAAGTTTTGCGTGAATTGGTAAAGGTTAAAGTTTAAATAGTTTTTTTTTAATCTCTGAATGACGCTACTAAATCAAATTCTTGGGAATAGGCTGTTTTTCCTCCTTTAATACTGGGTATCATTTCTATTTTTTTTAAATACTTCTGTCTTAATTCAGTATTCATTAGGTTTCTATTTTGATCTGTTAGGTTTATAATTGAGCTTACCATGTTTTCAGATAAAGAATATCTGTTAAAATAAATATCTTCTTTATCTGTTATTAAATTTCTTACTACTACTGTTTTTGTTTTCATGATGTTTTATTTTAAAATTTTGCGTGAATTGGTAAAGAGTGTTTTTTGCTAGAATTATAGCGGTTTAATTATTAAAGTCTTTTTTACTTATGATACCTATATTTAAAAGAATAAATTTTATTGCCTTAGTCCTGCTTTTTGTTTTTTCTGTTTTTGAGTGATTAGAGCATAAGGTTACGTTTTGAATATTTGTTAATTCAACTATATAAATATCATTTTTTTTATATACCTTAACGTGTTCAATTTCTAAAAACTGACTTGTTTGAAAAGCACATTTTAAAGACTCCATAATTGAAAATGATGATTTTATAAAATTAATTACCTCTTTGTTGTTGTAATTTGATGATTTTAATAATTTCATGATTTTTTACTTTAGTAAATTATTTTATTTCGTTCTATATAGAAAGCTTCTTTTAATTCTTCAAACGTATTATGGCTGCTTAATATTTCTAAAATAGAACATTCCAAAACAGGACTTGTACATAAATAGAAAGTATTTGTTTTCATGTTATAGCCGTAGGATAGGCAATTATTACAATATCTCATAAATTGAACCTTTTTTGTGTTGTCTTTGTACGGTTCTATAAATCCGCATTGTTTTAAGGTTTTTAAATCCCATGCGTTTTCCTTTTCTTGCGTGTAAGTTGTGTTTTTCATGATGTTTTATTTTAAAATTTTGCGTGAATTGGTAAAGGTTAAAATTTAAAGAGTTTTTTTAGGTTGTTAATTTTAAATAAAAACTTTCTTTTGCTGCTAAAAATCTACCTCTACCCATGTAGGGAAGTCCTTCCTTTTTGTCGTGAGTCTTTAGGTGTGAAAAACTAAATTCGTTTTTTAGCCTTATTAATTTATATATTTTTCGATAGTTAAAAAAAAATATTTCATCTTTTTTATAAAAAGTTTCTAGTTCATCGGTTTTAAAATTTGATACCTTCATTTTTTTAAAATTTAATTATTATAGTATTTTCGCAAGTGTCAAAAAAACACTTCTTTACCTTTTTATTTTCAAATGTTAGCTCTTGCAAGCTTGTGGAAAACGGTTCTTTTTTTGTTTCAAATCCTTTTGAAATTAAAAAAAGAATGACATCAACTGTTCGTAATTTAAAAACTTTTAAGCCTTGGCTTATTTCTTTGTTTAATTTTATTTTCATTTTGTTTAATTTTTGCGTGAATTGGTAAAGAGTGTTTTTTGATAGAATTATAGCGGTTTCAAATCGTAGGGTATTGCGTCAAGTCCATAGTCAAAAGTAAAACCTATATTTTCAACTTCTTTTTTGAATTTCTCACAGTCTTGGTAATTAAAACCGTTTTCGATTTTATTATTCCAGCTTTCGCAAATTTTTGCTAGTGCTGGCGGTTGGTCTTCGTAGTTTTCAAGTAAACAAATATTAATCATCTTTGTAATTTTTTAAGTATAGAAAAAAGATCTTTTGCTTTTTCTAGGGTTAAACTTTTATCAAGTTTTGAGAATGTTTTAACTCCGTAACTTATCCCATTATTAGGGCAAATAAATTTTATAAGTTTTATTGTTTTATGATTTTTTAAAATTTGTGTTTTCATGGTGTTTTATTTTAATAGTTTAAAAGTTCTTTTTTTTCCTCTTCTTCACTCCATTGGTTTAATAGGGCGTTTTTGTATTTATTGAAAAGTTCTATTGCTTTAAAAGAATTAATTTTTAAAAGCTTTTTGCCGTCAAAAAAATATATTGCCAAAGGTTCGTTTTCAATGTAAAATTCCAAAGTTGTAAAAGTAGAATCTAATATTTTTTTTCTGCTTGCGTAATTATCAAAAAAATGTTTTGTTGTTTCTCCTTCTTTCGGAAAAATTTCGCTTTTATAAAAATTTATCATACTTGTACCGTTTCTCCTGCTTATGTGAATAAACTTTGTATTTCCGTTTTTTAAAATGGTTCTTTTATCAATTTCTGTGAGGTCTTCACGATAGTTAACTATTTTTTTTTCTATTAATTTAAAAAGCTGGTTATAAATTGCGTTTTGTGTTTTCATGATTGCTTTATTAATTCAATTAAAAGTTCTTTAACTCCTTGTATATTGTCTTTTGTGCTTCCCTTAATTACGTGTTGGGTTTGGTCGTTTTTATCATCAGCGTTATAAACTACTATATCGAAATATAAATTTTCCACACCTTTAGATATATGAGGAATTAAAAAACATTCTGAAATTGTTAAATTATCCGCTTTCGTTCTTGTGCTGTTTTCAAATCTTAAATTTATATCGGTGTAATGGCTTTTTAAGCCTTGCAAATTGAAGTTTTTAAAATCTATGTTTCTCATGATGTTTATTATTAAATTATTTGTTTTGTTCCTCTGTGCGCTCTTGCTGCGCTCGTGGTCGTTAACCTGCAAAGGAGTTAATTATATTTATTACTTTGTTTCTTGAAAATAGAAAATTAAAGAAGCTTCTTTCAATTCATTTAAAAGCGTTCCTTTGTAAATTTCTTTTATGCTTCTGTTTGTCTCTTGGTTTTGGCTTAAAAAGTTACCCACCCACTTATAAAAAAGCTCTGCCCTTTTTTCTTCGGGGTATTGCAGGAACTTAGAGCCGTTTAACCGCTTAAAAAAATTATTCATGGCATTACTAAAGATCTGTAAATTTTCAAGGGTTAAAACGGCATTCTCTGAACCTAAACAACTGCTTTGAGTTGAATTAAAAAAGATCTCGCGGTTTTTAAACTCTTTTAAATCTTGTACGCTTAGTCCGTTGTACTTCTGGCTTATTGTATCTGTAAAATTCATAATTGTTTTTTTTGAGGTTGTTTAATTTTAGTTAAAAAAAGCATGTTGCTTTAAAAAGAAGGTCGCTTGTGTGTCATTACTTAGGCAGGAAAGAACATTCTTTTTGTTAATTCTTTGAAATGAATTTTTATTCGTGTTGAACTCTTGAATTTTTTCAATTCCTTTGAGTTCGTGATACTTTATTAGGTTCATCAACTGTACATCAGTATTAAATATAAATTTTTGATTTGTAGACTTTAAATAAAAAGTCACTAAAAAAGTCCTTTGGTCTAAATTAATTGCGTTTTTCATGGTTTTAAGTTTTTATATTTTATTTGTTTTTTTGAGGTTGTTTAATTGCATGTTAATTAAATAGGCTATTTCTTCGGCTCTTATTATTTCGGTTTGGTTTAAGTGATTACCGTTTAAAAGTTGCTCTAAAATTTGTAAATCTGTCATGATGTTGTTTTTTTTTGAATTAGTGCCGTTTACATTCTCGCAATGCTTGCCAGCCTTTAAACTGGAACGGCTTTAAATTTTATTTTTCGTGTCTTTTTATACAGTAAAGAGTTAGCCAGTTATAAACCTGCTCTTTTTTAATTTCGCTTAGTCCGTTATTATTTCGCTTTGTTAAACTGTCCGTAAAATCGTTTAAATTTTGTCTTCTCATGGGCTTGTCTTGTGTTCCTAGTCTGTTTGCAAAATTTCTTAACTCTCCTTTTAATTCTTGGTAAATTGTCATGATGTTTTATTTTAAATGGTTTTTTATTTTTTCCAGTAGTTTGTAGCTCTTTGAGATTTATAGACGTTTTGCCCTGTCATAATATAATCAGATACCATATCATTAACGTATTTTTTAAATTCTCTGTATTCTTTCGGGGCGTCCTTTCCTTGTGTAAATTGGTCGACTGTCTCAATTCCTTCTGAAGTTCTAACGTTTAAATATATTGTTTGCATGATGTTTTATTTTTTAAAGTTCAAAAATTGATTTTGCTGCGCTGTTATCGCTATGAATTACATTATTGCCAGCCTTTAGGCTTTCGGTTAATCCAATAGCTTTTTTTATCTTTTGCCAGTCTTCAAAGGTGAAATTAAAAAGCGTTAATTTATCAATACTTAAATGATGAAAATAAGCCCCGTTTGCGTGGCTTTTACTCATTTGCCCCATTCCTTCAATGCTTACATTTGCGATTCTAGTACCGCTTTGTATGGTCAAAATTTGGCTTTCTTTGTTGATAGGGTAAACTATAAAGGATTGATCCTTACGCATCCCTTTAATTCTCATTATAATTGAGGTAGTTCCTACCATATTACCTTTTATTTCTTGTACGGTTGCTGTCATGATGTTTTATTTTGTAAGATTATTTAAACGGTTTTATCTTTTTGCATTTGTTTTTTATTCATCGGATCAAGTCCATAAAATTTTAAAAAGGCGTTTATATGTCGGGAAGTTGTCGCACTGTACCAACCGTTAACAGTTACTTTTTTATTTGTATGGTTATAAGTTGCGACTTCTGTATCGTAACTTATTAAACGGCTTTCTTTTTCATCTATTAAAATATTTGCTTTCCTTTTAAATTCTGCTAATTGTAAAGATTGTGTTTTCATGATTTTGTCTTTTATAATATTATTTAAACGGTTTTTAAAGGTTAACCGTAAACCTATGATAAAGAATTAAGATCTATTTTTAACTATGCAAGCTTTTGCAGCATCGTATGAAATTATTAAACCTCTTAAATAAGTTGTTGTTTCCTCTCCTTTTAATAGCTGGTAAGAATTGCTTAATGATTTAACCGCTTCTTTTTTAGTTTTAAAAGTTACTAAGACGCTGTTAAATGGAAGCTTTTCTTCCTCGCTGTTAACTGTCTGTATCTTATTTAAAAGTGTCGTAACACTTGCTGGCTGTCCTTGTATCATTATCTGAGTTTTCATGGTCTTATTTTTTTTTAGTTAATATATATGTATTATTTCCGTCTCCTTCTTTGTAACGTTTAACCCAACCTTTAGAAAGTAAGGCGTTAAAAGATGAGCTAAAAGTTTTAAATTCAGTTAAATTTTTTAGATGGTCGGATTTCATGGGGCTTTTTGTGGTCATATAAACTAATAGCTTTTCATATAATCTTCCTTGTACTGCTGTTAATTTTTTCATGGTCTATATGTTTAAAAGTGTTACTCCTATTATAATTATTAAAATGCTGGTTATTGTGGCGTAAAAGACACAGTAAAATATTTTTTTAGGTAAGTTTTTCATATTGATATAATTTTAAAAGTTAATTTATAAATCAAACTCCCACGCAGGAGATACTGAACCGTGCATATAAACAGGATTATAATCACTGTCTTTATAAAATTCTTCTGTATCAAAAAAACCAGTTTGAAACGCTTCTTTGTATTTCTCTATGACTCCGATAATTTCGGACTCGTCTCCTTGTGTTGGATGCTCGTAGAAATCTACTTTTTGCCCTAATTGGTTTATTATTGAGCTGTAAAATGTAGGTTTGAGGTTCATTAGTGAGGTATAAGATAATTTTTTCATGATTGTATTTTTTATGCGTTAATGTCTATTAAATAGTGCTGAACTATATTACCTATGAAATTATGAAGGATTAAACCAGAAATTTCTATTTCATTATTTTTATAATGGTGTTTCCTTGCATGCTCTAAATTTTCTACTTTTATCAAATTACTACTATTAAATAATTTTTGAAATGCTGATTCACTTATTTCTATTATCATGATTATTTTTTTTAGTGGTTAAATATATACCCATAAATGAAGGGGGAGCTTAAAAGTGTTATCGCTAAAAGAAAGGAACACAAGCCCGACAAAAAAACGATTTGGTTTTCAGATAAGTTTTTCATGATTATTTTTTTAAAAGTTAAAAATATAAGATTCTCTTTTCACATCTTCAAATGTTTCATTTTGAAATTTAATATAATTATATTCCATGATGATTTCAGTACCGTTTTTAATGTCGCTAACGTCTACAATAAAACAAGCTCCCGAACTTGTATTATTCTTTGCCTGCTGTCTCTTTAGGCTTTCAATAGATAACTCTTTTGTGCTTTCGTATGCAAAGGAGTTATCTGTGTATGATAAAAATGTGTTTTTCATAATAGTATAATTTATTTGTTTAGTGCGTATTAATGGAATCGAACCACAAACAAGGATTTGCACCCTGTTAACCGTTTACGCTCGTTTTGGTAGTTTGCCCTATTGCATTAGGGGAAAGACCAAGATTTCAAAGAACAACCAGCTCACGCAAGAGCATGCACAAATATACAACCTAATGAAGGAAATTCAATATATTTCATTGCTCTAAAGCCAAACTTTAACACTATAACCGATGAACTACATTAAAAAGTAATTTATACCACGTATAAAGATAACCAGCATTCTAAAAATCATAATCGAAATTATATTAATACTTTTATTAATTACGCCTTTTAAAATATAGCTTATCATATGACCATTAAAAAACAAATGAAATATATACCGCCTTTTTTATTTTATACTTTTGATCCTGCTTTTTTTTAGCCAGTTTTTAAAGCAGGAAGACGAAAGAAAATTATAGTTAATTAATGATTCTTTAATAAAATCGTTTTGCTTCTTACTCCTGTTATTGTTTGCGGTGGTTTAATGTAGTGGTATTGTGTCAGTACTTAACCCATACCAGCAAATGAATATGATTAACTCATAATACTATGTTGATATGCTTAGCGTATTAGTATAACTGCCCACCATTAAACCATATACGTCACGTATGAGGACTTAATAAGTTAGATATATAGTTATAGTTCCCAAAATATAGAAGGAAGACACAGCCATATAAAAACGCTAAAACTTTTCAAACATCAATCATTTATAAATAGGGGTAGGGGCTTTCTGAAACAAAAAACCCATTGGAAAAAAATGCTGCGTATAATCATAATAACCACTAGTCTGTAACTAAGTGTAAAATCTAAATATCACTATCCCTCTATATAAATTCTTATCCCACTAAATAATGTTTATCCTTAAGTAAAGAAAGGGAGTAGCAATGCTTTTACTGGGCTTAGAGCGTGTTGTTGTGGTGTGATAACGTGCCTAAACAAGTGTCTTTAAGGCTGTTAACGCCATTCCTTATTAAGGGTAAAGTTTTAGTAATAAATTAGTATTAACCTTAATAATTACACTATATTTGTAAAAACTTTACCTTATATAAGGAATGGGATATTTAATTGATTACAGCGAGATTAATTCTTTTTTAGACAGTAGCATGGGCGTTAAGAACGTTGGTACTATAGGTATTGGTGACGGAGGTTCTTTAACTTCTTGGTCTTATAGTTCTCGTCAAGGCAAGTTTAGATTATCTAGATTCTTTCCTAGCGAGTTTATGGAAGAGGTTAGTATAACTGAAATGGGTATGTTATTTTTTTTGGTTTACAATTCAGTACCTAAAGGGATGGGTGGTCATGAGGGGTATCTTTTTGATATGGATATGAATACTATTAAGGATGGTTCTGGCAAAGGTGTATCTAAAGACACTTTCTTTAGTTTTAGAAATAAGCTTTTGTTTTATAAAATCGTTTACAAAGTAAATAAGTTTAAAGAAGATGACGGCAGCATTGCTAGAACAAAGTATTTATTTAATCCTAGATATGTCGATAAGAGTTTACCAGTAGTTTTGAAGGGTAATGATAAACCTAGCCATGATCTAATGAGCAATTATAAGAAAACAGAAAAGCCAGACTTTGGCGTTAAAAATTAATATTTATGAAAAAATACAAAGCAATTTAATAACAAGTACTAGAGGTTACTAATTTAAAACAATACAAGATGAACTCAGGAACACCACAAGAAATGATAGAAGAAGAAAGAGATTATTATAAATCTATTGGAAAAGAAGCACCTAACGACTGTTTAGCTTATTTAATTTATATTATTGTAATAGTTTTTATAACTTTTTTAATATGGTAAATGAAATAATTGTATGGTGGTCAGGTGGCGTAGCGACCTAAAACAGAACGAAACATTGAATAATTAAAAAACTTAAATAAACAGAAAATGAAAAACTTAAAAACAAAAATTAGCTATGCACTTTATATGGTGTTGGTTGTAGTTCTTTTAACCGCTTGTAAACAGACATTTTACGAATATGACCTTGAAAAAATTTGCAAAGAATGCGAAAACAAAGGAGGTGTTAATAGATTTACCACAGACCTTAATGATATAATTGTCTATTGTAAAGATGGTAGTATGAATAGGTTAAAATAATTACTACCAACGTATGGTATAAGGAAAGTGCGACAAAATAATAACTTAAATAATTAAACAATGAAAAAATATACTATTACTGACCAAGAATGGGAAAGTGTTTTAAATAAAGTGCAAACCCTTGAAAAAGAAAACCAAAGACTTACAGGTGTTATAGAAGGTATGAATAAAGCATTTTCTTTATACGGTGTTGTAAAATCGTCTTGCGGTTATTTTCAAGGAATTTTAAATACTACAAGTGCCACAAAATGCAAGACGTGTGGAATGGAATTTCACGAACATTAAGCAATATGTTTTACAACATCGGATAAACTCAATAAAAAATATAAATAAATTGCATAAGCCTTACCCAGATCAACAAATAGAAATTGACAAGATGATTGCTTTTGTTAAAGGCAAGTCACAGAAAAAAGGTCTTTTTGTTTACCCCACCTCATACGGAAAGAGTATCTTAATAGCTAACGTTGCTGCTGCTTTTCCAGAAAAGTGGTTCATAAACATTGTTCCTAAAAAAGAATTGCTTGAACAGAATTATGAAAAGTACATAGGATATGGCTACAAGGCTTCTATTTGCTCTGCTAGTTTAGGTAAAAAAGATTTAGGTAAAGTTACATTTGCAACTATAGGAACAATAAAAAAATACATTGACTTTTACATAGACAAAGAGGTTGTTATACTTTGTGATGAAGCTCATAATAACTCTTTAAAAGAATCTCAACTTCATGTTTTCTATGAGCAAATAAAAAAGTGTAGACTCATAGGTGTTACGGCTACTCCTTTAAGACTAGATAAAGGTTGGCTAAAGATGATGAATAGAATGCGTGACTGTTTTTATTCATCAATAGAAAGCATAGTTCAAATAAAAGATATTGTAGACAAAGGTAGGTGGAGTCCTATTAGATATGAAGTAGAAGACCTAGATGAGACAATGCTAGAGCTTAACACTACTGGCAATGATTATACTCAAAAGTCATTAGAAATTTTTTATGCCAAAAACGATATAGTTTCTAAATGCGTTGCTGCGGTAAATAAACTTTTTTCAGAAGGTAATGAATCGTGCATAGTTTATTTAGCAAGCGTTAAAGAAGCTGAACAAGTAGCTTTTTTATTAGAAGGATTTGAGGTTCTTCATGGTAAAACTAAAAAGAAAGATCGCACTAGAATTATAAATGATTTTAAAGAAGGTAGGTTAAAAGGAATATCTAACGTAGGTGTTTTAATTGAAGGCTTTGACAAACCTAATTTAGCAAGTGCTGTAATGGCAAGACCTACTAATTCATTAATAATATGGTATCAAATAGTTGGTCGTTTAGTAAGGAAGTTTGAAGGTAAAGAGTTTGCCACTATAATTGATCTTAGCGGAAGCTATAATAGCTTTGGAAGAGTGGAAGATATTACATTTGAAGACCAACCTTATACTAATGGTTATCAAGCTTGGAATAGTGACAAAATGCTTACAGGATATTCTCTTAAAGACGGATATCAACCTTCTAGAAATCACGAAATATCTAAATTCAATTATACCCAACGTAAAAAAGAAAAAGATTTATTAAAACACGAACAAGGCTATCTAATGCACTTTGGCAAACATAGTGGCAAAAGCATTAAAGATTTAGTAAAAACGGAATCTAGCTATCTAAAATGGACTCTAACGAAGTCTAAATGGTCTTTTGATACTAAAAACATGATTGACTACCGTGATTCTGTTATTAAAGAAATGGGTTTAAAGTCTATATTTGATATGACTATCTTAATTTTAGCCGATAAAGATTTTGATGTTTATAAATTATATTTGGAAAGAATAAATTATTTTTTGTCTAGCGAAAAAAACTTTGCTGTTTTAGACGGTATAGACAGGCGTAAAGACGATGTTCTTAAAACTTGTATTGCTGGCAGTAAGGATTTTTTAGGATTAGAATATGACGGTAACATGAAGGTTGTGGACGGAGTAATTGCTTTTTATAATGGTAATTGTGCTAGGACGATGTGTAAAATAAACGAAGCAAAAGATTTAGGCATTAACGTTAAGATAGTAGAATACTAATGAGACTACATGGAAAGGCTAGGTTAGATTTTAATGATTGGATCTTACAAGAGGACTCTAATTTTAAAATTGTTGATTATGGAGTCTTGGTTTTAGGTTTGATCCCTTTTGAGAACTTACCAGAATTTATTATACACTCTTGTTATCGAAGGTGGTTATCTAGTGTGTCAATAGAGATTGGTAGGCATGATACAAACACTTGGTGGCTATATACTGACAATGAAAAATACACGGCAGAAAATAGTTGTATTGACATTAGAATAAAACGAGAAATATCTACTCTTAATAGAGCTATGGAGGTCTATAATGAATACTCAATATATTCAAAAAGAAAACCCTAACAAATTAATGCTAGGGTTTTTTTTACCGTTATTACATTTTGATTCCGTCAGCAGTAGGAGCTACCCTATCATTTTTAAAACAACTACGTTGTTTTCATAAATCTTTAAAATTAAACTTGATAACCTAGATGATAAAATATCAAACTGACCAACTACAGTAGTTTCATCTTGAACAGAACATTTTAAACTTTCATTATTTACAGGGTCTAGACCTATTCCTTCCATGTTTCGTCTTAGTTCATTACTTAAACTTAAAAGATTCTCTAATTCATCCTCTACTGACAGTAATTTATGAAAAGAGTTTCTTAAAGTACCTTCTGTGTTTAATTGTTTTGCTTGTGGTTCTGATTGTCCTATGTCCATATTATTATTAATTAAATGATAGTGCTTGATCCCCAACACTAAAAAAAGGTTTTATATTGTAAAGCCGTTTTGATTAACGGTACTAACTATTATTCTATTAGGTGTATGAACCTTTCTAATAAATACAGGCATACCAATTATGTTTACGTGTATCTGCATCCAGCTTAATAAATAGATTTTGTTTTTAAAAGATTCAAACTTTGTTGATCTTCGCTCACCTCTTGTTTTTTTCATAATTCTAATTAATTTTAGACAAGAGCATTGTTTTTTTAATTAGTAAATAAATAATATTGTCGTCTATTTTTTCGTGAACTTGCTTAACACTAATGTCTAATCCTTTTACCTTATCAAAAGTAATATCACGTATAGAAACTTCGTGTTTTAGCAAAAATCCATCTAAGACTTCTAATGGGTGTCTACCGCTTATGTTTGAACCAGATTCAAAGTTATGCAACGGATTGTTTTGGCGTCTGTACTCTTTCCCCTTTACTAAAATCAAATTTTTTATGTTGCTTAAAGTATCTTCTATTATTTGATCAAAATCTTTTTCAGTCATTTTATTATTTGTTTTTATTTCCAAAAGCGTCTACACGCTTGTAAATGTTATTGTTTTCTATAATGTACTTGTCTTCTTTAAACTGACATCTTGGACAAGTATCTGTTACCCTTAGTTCACGTAGAAACTTTCCGTAAACTAATCCGTTAGGATATTTTAAATCACTAGCCATGATATGTGTTTATGTGAGACAAATGTTTTTTAATTACTTCTTGTGCAGCTTCTAAAGTCCAAACAAATTGAGCATGATAGCCTTTACCTTTTAGGGCAATGTGCATTTGATCTTGTTCTTCGTAATGCTTGTTCTTTTTTAAATCTCTATTAACTTTATAAGGAGTTTCTTTTTTAACTTCTAAAAAAAGTATAGATCCTAAGCGTCCATCTTCATAAATAGTTATGTCTGGGAATCCGTTAGAGCTACGAAGTTTTTTCATTTGAACAGATTGACCAGCGTTTAGTTTTATACCGCTAGAGTCTGTGTTGAATATAACTGTAGGGTATGTTTCTTTTATCCAATCAGTTATTAACTTATGTATTTCTGATTCTTTCATGAGTAAATTTTTATTTTTTCTTCAAACCAACTATTTTCAAATTTTACTCCGTTATCAATGAGAAAATCTCTGTGAGTCTGTAATTGATAAACCAAAGTGCTATTGTTTTCTCCGTGAAAATCATGCTCTTTACGAGTCAAAGCCATTAGGTTCTCTATTCTATCTTTACCGCCACGACTCCTACATATAATATGATTTGTATCAACTGCTTTAGCACCGCTAATCTCCGACGGAACAAAGTCCGTTATGTCATAGCCTAAAGCAGTAAAATATACTTTTGTGTGATTTTTCATAAAACGTCCATTCTTTACTCTTTAATCACATATGTTTCTAGTTCAACATTTAACCAATCACAAAATAAAAGATAAGTTTTTATGTCTATAGCTTTACCTACGGACATCCTCCAAAAAATAGCCCTTGAAATACCTAGTTTTTCTTTTATATACTTTTGGGGTTTTTTTATTAAATGCAACTTTTTTATTGAATCGTGATGCATTTTTTTAGTGTCTATACCAACTCTTTTATAGATTTTAGGCTTTATGTTACGCCAACACATTTTGCATTTTGAAGCGTGACCATCTTTGCTATGTATGTTTTTGTAAAAAAAATCTAACTCTTTTGCTTCGTCGCAAACGTTACATACCTTCATTTATGGAAAAGGTGGTGCTTGTGGCGGTGCTTGTTGACTAGCTAGTTTTTCAACTTTCCATGCAGAATTTTTGTAAAACTTCCCTGCTGTTCCATCTTTCTTTGTGTACTGTGTTTTCTTTAAATTAAAAGAAACAGTTACTTGCGTTCCTAAAGGATTAGTTGCTGCGAAATCTCTAGCGTTACCTATATATTCTCCGTTCTTAAAAAAATCAAAGAAACCTATTTGTGGATATTCTGGGTTAGCAGCTCCTATTTCAGTAACTTCAAATTCTGCATTTGCCCAATCTCCTTTAGCTCCTGCACCTGTTCTAATTTCTCCGATTTCTGTAATTAATCCTGTAAATGTAAGTTCACTCATTTTATTTTATTTTTATATTATTTATCTCCGCTTGATCCGTAAGCTCCGTCACCTCTATTGGTTTCACTTAATTCATCTACTTGCACAAAAGTCACAGTAGGTATAGGTACAATTACTAATTGAGCAATTCTTTCACCTACTTGGTATCTTAGATCATCATTTAAACCTATAGTCATTACTGCTGATAATTCACCTCGATAATTACTATCTATAACACCTACTGAATTTGTAAGTATTTGCTTTTTTTTGTAGATACTTGATCTAGGAAAGATTAACCCTACATATCCTTTTGGTATTTCAACTGCTATACCAAAATTGTATTTTATAGTATCGTTATCATCCTCAATCTCAACTATCTCAATAGCCGTTAAGTCTGCACCAGCATCACCTTCTCTACCAAACTTAGGCATTACAGCTCTGCGAGAAAGCCTTTTAAAATTAATTGTTAATTCACTCATATTATCTATATATTTTTAGTGTTGATACAATGTTAGGCTCTACCGATAGTGGCTCTCCACAAATTAATAAAGCTGTCCAATCTTCTTCTCTTTCCACAAATAGTCTTATTCCGTTTTTAGTGACTAAAATATCTTGTGGTTTTAATCGTATTTGACCTTTGTATTTAATTTGGAAAGCAAAAATATATTTTTGGTCGTTTTTATTCTTTAACAGTTTTCCAATTACAGCTACTAAAGCACTTTGTTTATCTTGCTTTTGACTTAAAACGCATTTGCATTTAGTCACACTAACTGTACCTAAAGGTTTTACAATTTCTTTTTCTTTACTCATATTATTTGTTTTTAAACTTTGATTTTTTAAACATAATTTCTTCGGTAGAAACATCTAAAGTTTTTGCTATAAGTTCTACAGTATTCATGCTTATGTTACCGTTTAATCTTTGAGACATAGATGGTGTGCTTATGCCTATCATTTCAGCTAATGTTTTATCAGTCTTAATGCCTTTACTTGACATTACATCATCTATATTTGAATCCTCTCTTGTCATTATGTAAGTTTTATTACATGGCAAATATACTTATTTATTAGTAATAATACTAATAATAATTAAAAAAAGATTAAATTTGTATTATGATAAAGTATGGATTTCAAATAACAGAAGGTAAAATATTTGACAGGTATATTGATGTTTACTTAAAAAAAGTGGTTTCCACTAAAAGTAATTTAATATATACGATGAATTGCGTTTCTTATAAAAGGCTTTATTTGTTTGAGGTACTTTTAGAAAAGTATAGTGTATTAGAAGTTTTTGAAATACTAAAGATTAACTTATATCTTAAAAAGAAAAGAAGTAATTCTGAAAATGGAGTAAGAGATAAATATCATTATATGTCCAACTCTATGATGGTCTATAATTACCCAATAAAATATTTAACTCCTAGAATGTTTGAAATGTACAAAACCTGTCAAAAATTAAAACAAAAAATAGATGAATAATAAAATAGCATTAATAGCAACTGAAATAATTTTCACAAAGCATTCAATATGTTATAAAGTAAAAACTGATTTTAAGCTACCTGTAAGGTTTGAATTGAACTCTTTCGGGTTCTATGCCGAAATTAATATAAAAGACAAGGACTTGATACCTAAGTGTTGTCTTTTGTGCTTTAATGCTTCTTCATTTAATAAATTTAATGACATAGTAGTGTTTAAGCCCCATAATGTTACACCTCAATTTTATGAAAGTTTATATAAAAAAATAGAACCTAATGCTAGTGAGTATTCTAGCGAATTAGGTTCTATTTATGGTATTAATGATATTATTGGATATATCCTTGTAGATTAACCGATCTGTATAACCACGGCATCTTCTCCAATAAAACCATTACTGTTTGTAACAGTTAATCTAAATATATAAACACCTGTAGTTAAATCATTAATAGTAACGTTTTGTACATTTTCATTAACTATTGTATGACTAGTGCCTGTACTTCCTGTTGGAATAAAACTCCATTGAAATTGAGGGCTTAATAAACCTCTAGGATCTGTGTACTCTCCATTAATTGTAACGCTAGACAAAGTAGTGTTTTGGTCTGATAAAGAAACTATTGGTGAATCTGAAACCGAGTTTTCCCTCCTAAAAACCTTAACTGTGTCAGATGTGGTTACACCATTTATATTATCAGTCATCGTTATTTTAAACTCAAAATCACTACTGTTATCTAGAGAAACTATTGTTTCCTTTAAATTAGAGTTTGATATCTCTACAGTTCCGCTAGTAATTTGCTCCCATAAATAGGTGACATTAGTATTGCTTGAAATAGCACTTAATGAAGTTGTCGATTCCGATAAGTTTATAAACCTATTATACCCAGCATCTATTCTTAAAGCTTGATTTTCTACTACAGTTATATCTACTGAAAGATTTTCACCAGAAGTTAATGTATCTGATTGATTAGAAGCTATTGATGTAATTGTGTTGGTTATAGTTTGCCCTACATTTACACTTTCTAATATGTTTACAGATATATTCAAAGTTAATGAATTTCCTGCATCTAGACTACCCAAAGTCCAAAGTCCGTTAGTAGGGTTGTAAGCGTTAGTATTTGACGAAGAGAATACTAATTCATTTGGCAAGAGATCAGTTAAAAGAATGCCTGTTGCGTTTATATTACCTCTGTTTTGTACTGTAATACTGTAAAAAAAAGTCTCTCCTATTGTAGGAGTTGAATTACTTACTTTTTTAATTATTAAAAGTTCAAAAACAGGTATTGCTTCAACATTACAAAGCTTGTTTATTATAGATTGAAAAACATCTAATGGTTGAATAGGTAAAACCGTTACTAACCCATTTGAGTCGGTAACAGTTCTTCTAACTACTGTTAAACATTGTAAATCAAGATTATCTAAATTATAATCTTGATTCATTAATTGACCTAAACTAAAGTTTTTGGTTTGTCCTGTTAATACATCAGTACCTACTACATAATCATTTAGATTTATAGGGTTTTGCAATAGGTACTTTTCTTTTTTTTTTATTTTTGCCATTTTACTGTTTTTAAAATATTAGTTATTTTTTAATTATCTTTTTTATTTTTCCGTTTTCTGTCCTAGCGAACCTTGCCTTAGAAGTTTCCATCGAAGCAATTTCTGTTCCAGAATACTTTTTACCTCCATACATCCAACTTACTTTTTTACCTGTCTTTGCCATATTAATTTAATTATATTTTTGAGTTAAAGGAATGTTTTTGAAACCTTGGCTATTTTATATAAATAAGGTGATACTTTAAAATAACTCTTAATTTGATTAAATATAGCAAATGGTCTTCTAATTATTGCTAATCTAAATAATCTCCAACTTATCTCAAAACCGCTTTTACTAAATTTTCTCATTGTTGACTCCATTATTTTATCTGCTATTCTCATGGTTTTAACAGAGTATCTAGCTTTTAAAAATATGTATATCCAATCATGTAACATAGTTGATATTTCTAAACCGTCAAAACCTTTTTGACGAGAAGGTATGTCTACTAAGTCTTGGCTTTGTGTAGCTCCGTCATACTTTTCTGGGAATAAAGAAAAGTATTCATAAGCTAATATAAAATAACCGTTTTGTTCTTCGTTAAAACCTCTAAGATCTAGAGTGAAGATCATATCTTCTAGTCCTAAATCAAGGCTTGCCTTGGATTGTTTAAAATAATTTGATTCGCTAAATAGTGCCATTTTGTAAAATATATTTTAAATAGATTAGTAATGCTGGTAAAACCGTATAGAATATATCTAAAAGTTCTCCTTTTCCTTTTTTAGTTGCAACTTGACCTAACTCCCAAAGACAAGCAACAGATAAAGTTACTATAAGAGAATTTAATAAACAAGTAAATGTACTTGCAAACTCAAAAATAAAGAATCCTAAAAAGAAATGCTTTAATTTATCATGTGCAAGTACAACTTTAATTATATTACTTTTTGTACCCATTGCTCTTTTGTTAATCCAAACACGTTGTTTTCAAGTATGTCTGCTATAGTCATAACTTCCATTAACTTTCTTATCAGTTCTAGACCAACAAGACCATCTACGCTAGGGTGTGCGCTTGCTGCCAATAACATCTCTTGAGTACTTTCTAAGCTTGACTTGTAACGGTAGCTAAATATTAATCTGGCTCTCAATACTCCTTCTGGTAGAACCATGTCGTCTAAAGGTATTAGATCCATAAGAGCTATCATTTCTACCATTTCTATAATAGGTATCATTGGGATAGGCTCTTGGTCTACCTCTTCCTCGTCTGTTGGTTGCTCGTCTGTTGGTTGTACCTCTTCTTCCTCGTCTACGTCTTCTTGCTGTGCTTCGTTTTCTTCGTTTATTGCTTGATTTTCTGCATTTAAAACTGCATTTTGTTCGTTTAATATTTCATTTTTTGCATTTAAAACTAAAGCTTCTTCGTTTCTAAATTGTGCATCATTATTGAAATATACACTTTCAGCATTCGCTTGAACTAGCATATCGCTCAATATTTGATCGATTTGTTCTTGTGTTAAATCGTCATTGGGGTTAAAAACTTGGTAGTATCTAACTTTTGCGTCAAAGCCGTCAATTATTCTTTCAATGTCAATATCAATTCTTGGGAAAGAATCTTTATTTTCTGGTGGGTTTGAACTATCTATTCTGTTTGGGGATAGCATGAATCCCGACATTCTTTCACTCCAATCTGTGTAAGTTACTTTTGCTGTTCCTTCGTGTCTAATTTTCATTTTTCTTTATTTTAAGTTGTTAATTTTTGATAATCTTCTTGATCAATATATTCATGACCGTTTTTTTTTTCTACAAATATAATCATTTCTTATTTTGTCTTAAAAGTGTAGATAGGCATATTAGTTGCTACCTCTGATCCTACTTCTACTTTTCCGTAGTGAAGAACTGAATTATCTTGTTTCTTCGCTACCCAATAAGGGCTGTTTAAATTTTCGTGTTTATTTATTATTTTTATTTATTTTAAACGACCCCACCGTCTGTGATTGTAAAATTAAAAGTGTTAACTAGTACATCTCTTCCTGCTTGCGCTGCTGCTTTTTTATCTGTTGATGCTTTTAGTTTACGTCCTCCTACCCATGAGAGGACTATCGCAATAAACCCGCCTATCTTATCGCCGTATTGCATTAAAAAATCTTTCATTCTATTTCTTCGTTTATATTTAAAAAAGTTGTAAGCCGTTACCGCTATTATATAAAATATTTGCTCTTTCTTGTGTAGCTTCAATTCCGTAAAAAAAACCCACTTCGTCTATTGCTGTTTTTAATATGAAACTGTTGTTTATAACACTGTGAGAGCCAACTCTAACCAAAGCATTTCCAGAAACGGTATTTTGTGATCCTAGCGAAAAAATAGTAAAACTAGTTTGCTCAACCCCGTTAACAAATAGTTTAGATTCATTATTTGACGTGTTATAATGTCCGTAAATGTGGTTAAAACCACTCTGTAAACCAGACGATAACGCATAACTGTTTATTCTATAATTATTAGCTGCTCCGTTTGTGGCTCTGGTTGCTATACCTATATCTAGGGTAGAATTATTATTCATATAACTAGAGTAGTTCATGCTGGAATTGTCTAAAGCCATTAATTCAAAATTGCCGCTAGCGTTTGGCGATACATAGGGCTTTCTCCAAAAACTAAACGAAAAAACATTACTATTAATTAATCCGTTGTTTGTATTCATGTTAGCATTACCTAGTAGTATTTTTGATACCGTGTCGATTAATGCGCCTTGATTAATTACTCCAGTAGCGGAGTTACTAGCTGAACTAGAAATTGTCCCGTTTCCTTTTTCAGGCGTTATTATTAGACCGTTTCTGCTAGAGTTGTCTAAAGTCATATATATTCTACAAGCGTTTTTTAACTCTTGCAAAGCATTAACTGCTCTTAATCTACTTGCTGCTATGATTGATATGTTCATATTATGCGAGTTTTAAATATCCTAATAAGGTTGCAATATCATTCCCTTTAGTTCTTATTCCAAAAACACCAAATTGACCTTCTACTTTGTTTTGGCAACTTACTGGCTTGTTAAGTGTTCCAGTATTTTCATAAACAAAACTAACTTCTCCTGTACCTACTTGTTCACCTTGAAACTCTAAGTTCTCTGAAAGACCTAAAGGCACAGTTACAACGCAGTTTTTTGTAAACTCTAAATATTGATATACATCTGTTGCTAAAATTGTATAAGTGTCTTCTTCTATTGTCTTTGTTGTTTTTGTGTTTGTAAATACTTGATAGTCGGTTGCATCTCCATTAGTAGTGCCTAGATAAACGTAAATACTATCTAGCCCACTTACATAATATGCGTAGCCAGTTTCTTGTCCTGTTTGATCATTAAACAGAGCTGATACATTGTCATAAGGAGCAAAAGGTGCTTTTAAGTTTTTAAGTTCCGAACCGTCACCATGTACTATTCCTTTTAAGTAGGTGTCTTCTATGTCGTCGTTTCCTATTGTAGCGGTATTAGAGCCATGACCTATTGCATCATGCCCCATAACTATCTGATTCGTTTGATTGTCTGCTAAAGCCTTTGTATTTGATCCTAAAAAGACTGAATTATTTGTGATAGTGTTTTCAGTAGTACCATTTTGAATAAAACGTCCAGAGTTTGCACCGCCAGCAAAGTTCTTACTTCCTGTGGTGTTTGAAAGCAAAGCACTTAAACCATAACCATTATTGTCATTTCCTGTGGTGTTATTTCTTAAAGAGTTTGTACCACTTGCTGTGTTGTAACTTCCTGCTGTATTTAATAACAAAGAGTCTTTTCCGTTTGCAGTATTACCAGTTCCTGTGGTGTTACTCAATAAAGAAAATACACCACTCGCTGTGTTACTATCTCCTGTTGTGTTAAATTTTAAAGATTGCTTACCAGTTGCAGTGTTGCTTGATCCTGTCGTGTTTTTATTTAAAGATTCTACCCCACTTGCTGTGTTGTCATAACCTGTAAGATTATGGTATAAAGAGTCCTCACCATTTGCTGTGTTATTACTTCCTGTGGTGTTGCTACTTAAAGAACTTGTACCATTTGCTGTGTTATTAAATCCTGTAGTGTTAGTTGTTAAAGAATTTACACCACTTGCTGTGTTTGAGTGACCTGTGGTATTAAGTCTTAAAGAACTTACACCACTTGCTGTGTTGTTGTTTCCTGTAGTGTTAAAGAGTAAAGAGTTTGCCCCACTTGCTGTGTTGCCATCTCCTGTGGTGTTATAGTATAAAGCATTTAAGCCAGTTGCTGTGTTGTTTGATCCTGTAGTGTTTTTATTTAAAGAATCTTTACCAGTTGCTGTGTTGCTTGATCCTGTACTATTCCAGTACAAAGAACTTAAACCAGTTGCTGTGTTGCTTGATCCTGTGGTGTTTTTGAATAAAGAATTTGCACCACTTGCTGTATTTTGACTTCCTGTAGTGTTGTTTTGTAAAGAGTATGTACCACTTGCTGTGTTGAAACTTCCTGTGGTGTTTTTAAATAAAGAACTTCTACCATTTGCTGTGTTTTCATCTCCTGTAGTGTTACTGTATAAAGAATTTACACCACTTGCCGTGTTGTTATCTCCTGTTGTGTTGTTTTGTAAAGAGCTTAAACCACTTGCGGTGTTATTGTCTCCTGTAGTGTTACTACTTAAAGAGCCATAACCACTCGCTGTGTTATTACTTCCTGTAGTGTTTTCTTTTAAAGAATCTCTACCACTTGCTGTGTTATAATTTCCTATAGTGTTGCTGTATAAAGAACCTTGACCACTTGCTGTGTTGTTTGATCCTGTGGTGTTGTTTCTCATAGAGCCTTCACCAACAGAAGTGTTCTTATTTCCTGACGTATTTTGATTTAAAGAGTCTCTACCGATTGCGGTATTTTCTGATCCTGTTGTGTTTTGGTTTAAACTGCTTACACCACTCGCTGTGTTGTTATTTCCTATCGTGTTATTGCTTAGGGAGTATGTACCATTTGATGTGTTACTGTGTCCTGTAGTGTTACTTTTTAGACAGTCTCTACCAGTTGCTGTGTTGTTGTAACCATTGATATTACTATTTAAAGATCCAAAACCACTTGCTGTGTTGTTACTTCCTGTAGTGTTGCTTTGTAAAGAGCCTTGACCACTTGATGTGTTTGAACTTCCTGTAGTGTTAAAATACAAAGACTCTCTACCACTTGCTGTATTACCACTTCCTGTCGTGTTGTTTCTCAAAGAATTTGCACCACTTGCTGTGTTGTAATCTCCTGTAGTGTTGAATCTTAAAGAACTTTCGCCACTTGCTGTGTTTGCAGTTCCTGTGGTGTTAAAGTTCAAAGCACTTACCCCGATTGCCGTGTTGTAATCTCCTGTGGTGTTGTTTCTTAAAGCATTTAAGCCACTTGCAGTGTTGCTACTTCCTGTGGTGTTATTATATAAAGAGCCTGCACCACTTGCCGTGTTGTCATTTCCTGTGGTGTTACTTTGTAAAGAACCCTGACCACTTGCAGTGTTTGAGTTACCTGTTGTATTAAAAACTAAAGATCCTGATCCGCTTGCTGTGTTCTTTGATCCTGTGGTGTTATAATATAAAGCATTTATCCCACTTGCAGTATTATCGCTTCCTGTAGTGTTTCTATTTAAGGAAGCTCTACCATTTGCCGTGTTGTTATTTCCTGTGGTGTTACTTTGTAGAGAAGCTTTACCGCTTGCTGTGTTGCTTGATCCTGTAGTGTTATTGATTAAAGAAGTTTCACCACTCGCTGTATTATCATTTCCCGTAGTGTTTTTCTCTAGTGAACCTTTACCGTTAGCTGTATTACTGCTTCCTGTCGTGTTGTTCTTTAAAGAACTTAACCCAGTTGCAGTATTTTGAGTTCCTGTAGTATTACTGTATAAAGAACTTACACCACTTGCTGTGTTGTAATTTCCTGTTGTGTTTGCTCGTAAAGCACCTACTCCACTTGCTGTGTTGTCATTTCCTGTGGTGTTACTAAATAAAGAATCAATACCATTTGCTGTGTTGTTTGATCCTATTGTGTTGTTGTATAAAGTATTTACACCACTTGCTGTGTTGCTTGATCCTGTTGTGTTATTAAACAAAGAGCTTCTACCAAATGCTGTGTTCCTATTTCCTGTGGTATTACGAGTTAAAGCACTTGTGCCAGTTGCTGTGTTTTCTGATCCTGTGGTGTTAAAAAATAAAGAACTTACCCCACTCGCAGTATTATTGCTTCCTGTAGTGTTCAATCTTAAAGCACTTTCACCACTTGCAGTATTACCACTTCCTGTGGTGTTTTCTCTCAAAGAATTTACACCACTTGTAGTGTTATTACTTCCTGTAGTGTTATTGTATAAAGAAAATACCCCACTTGCTGTGTTACTACCTCCTGTGGTGTTGTTTTCTAAAGAACTTGCCCCACTTGCTGTGTTGAAAGTTCCTGTTGTGTTGTTTCTTAAAGAATTTGCACCGCTTGCCGTGTTGAAATTTCCTGTTGTGTTGGTGTATAAAGAATTTACACCACTTGCTGTGTTGTTACCTCCTACGGTGTTAGCATTTAAAGAGTTTACCCCACTTGCTGTGTTACTAAATCCTATTGTGTTGCTTTGTAGAGAGCCTTTACCACTTGCAGTATTATTGCTTCCTGTAGTGTTCTCTCTTAAAGAACTCTCACCACTTGAAGTATTACTACCTCCTGATGTATTAAGCCTTAAAGAGTTTACACCGCTTGCTGTGTTGCTATTTCCTGTAGTGTTTTTATTTAAAGAGTTTTGACCAGTTGCTGTATTCTCATTTCCTGTGGTGTTAGAACCTAAACTACCGAAACCACTTGCTGTATTTGAACCTCCGACTGTGTTAGCAAATAAAGAATTTACACCAGTTGCTGTGTTTTGTTGACCTCCTGTGTTACTGTACAGGGAGTTAACACCATTAGCTGTGTTACTATTTCCTGTAGTGTTAAATCTTAAAGAACTTAAGCCGTTAGCTGTGTTACTATCTCCTGTGGTGTTTGATATTAAACTGTCTTTTCCAGTTGCTGTGTTTTGATTCCCTGTAGTGTTACTTAATAAAGAACCTAAGCCGTTAGCTGTGTTATTACTTCCTGTGGTGTTTTGTCTTAAAGAAAACATACCATTTGCTGTGTTGTTAGCTCCTGTAGTGTTACTAAATAAAGAATTTACCCCAGTTGCTGTATTTTGGCTCCCTGTGGTGTTAGCATATAAAGAATTTCCACCACTTGCTGTGTTGTAACTTCCTGTGGTATTAAGTCTTAAAGAGCTTTTTCCGCTTGCTGTGTTATCACTTCCTGTAGTGTTAAGGAATAAAGAATCTTGACCACTCGCTGTATTGCCACTTCCTGTGGTGTTAGCATATAAAGAATTTTTACCACTTGCTGTGTTTTTTGATCCTGTCGTGTTATTTTGTAAAGAACTTTTTCCAGTTGCTGTGTTTTCACTTCCTGTGGTGTTACTACTTAAAGAACTGACTCCACTCGCTGTGTTGTCATTTCCTGTGGTGTTACTACTTAAAGAATTTACACCGCTTGCTGTGTTGTTACCTCCTGTAGTATTAGCTTGTAAAGCTGCCCCACCATTAGCTGTGTTACCTGATCCTGTTGTATTGTTTTTTAAAGAACTTATACCACTTGCTGTGTTGCTTGATCCTGTGGTGTTTTGTCTTAAAGCAGCTACCCCATTTGCTGTGTTTTGACTTCCTGTGGTGTTGTTTTGTAAAGACGATTGACCATTTGCTGTGTTTTGACTTCCTGTAGTGTTGTTTTGTAAAGACGCTTGACCGCTCGCTGTGTTGTAATTTCCTGTGGTATTTAAAAGCAAACTGTTTCTACCACTAGCTGTGTTGCTTGATCCTGTCGTGTTATTTTGTAAAGAACTTTTTCCAGTTGCTGTGTTGTTGTTTCCTGTGGTGTTACGACTTAAAGAATCTTGACCATTTGCTGTGTTGTCTGATCCTGTGGTGTTATTGTATAAAGAACTTACACCACTTGCTGTGTTGTTTGATCCTGCCGTGTTACTGTATAAAGATGCTTGACCGCTTGCTGTGTTGTAAATTCCTGTTGTATTGTTTCTTAAAGAATCTTTACCACTTGCTGTGTTACCACCTCCTGTAGTATTATAAAGTAAAGAGTCTTTACCACTTGCTGTATTGTCATTTCCTGTAGTGTTATTATACAAAGAGCTTCTACCAGTTGCTGTGTTTGAGTTACCTGTAGTGTTATAAATTAGAGAAGATGTACCAATCGCTGTATTTTGACTTCCTGTAGTGTTGTTAAGAAGAGACGCTTTACCTAATGCAGTATTTGAATCTATATCACCACTACCACGCCCAACCCTAAGTCCGTTTATCTCTAAGTCTGCATCTATTTCTTGAACAGTACCGATAATCTTTTGAACAGAATTTTCTGCTCCGCTATATATCTTGTAATCATCTGCATCTCCGTTAGTAGTGCCTAAGTAAACGTAAATGTTATCTAAGCCTGTTACAAAGTAGGCGTAGCCAGTTTCTTGTTCTGATTGATCGTTGAATAAAGCCGATTCGCTTGTGTAAGAAGCAAAAGGTGCTTTTAAGTTTGTTAAATTTGATCCGTTACCTGCAAACTTATCCGCTGCTACTTTACCATTAGCATCAATGGTCATTTTCACATTTTGGTTGTGCGTACCTCCAATACCAAATAAAAGTTTTCCTGTTGCTAATTCATTAGTGAAATATATATTTCCTCTGTTACCTATAAAACCAAATCCATCTATTTTTACTTCATTAGTATTTACAGATACATCATTCAAATTATTTAAGGTAACTTCACCAATATTTAACGATCCTTCAACACTTTGACTAGTCTCGCCAGTTTTTTGAACAGAGTTTTCTTCTAAGTATTCTTTAGTAATTAAAGATTTTTCGCTATCAATTAAATCTGTTGTTAAGGAAGGTGCTTGAACTTTTCCAGACTTCCAAACTAAAAATGCATCGCTTCTTATGGCTGGTAAGTTTTTAATATTGCCTGTATGTACTGTTCCATTTCCAACTATGAATAAAGCTACTTCACCAGTAAGTACACTAGTAGTAGGTTTATCATCTTTGTTTGATATACCGACTACGTGGCTCGGTCCTCGACTTATTAAACCAGTACCATGTAAAGAAGAGTAATTTCCTTTGTTTAAATGGTTTCTACCAAAAGTTGAACTGTAACCTATAGATGTGTCTACTATACAATTAACTCCGCTTACAAAGTCATTAAAGCCTTTAATTACCTCGTTGTCTCTTCCCGATACATTTGCAAAATAAGCAAAAGGTCTTACAACATTATTGTAGCCAGTAACTATTGCTCCGTATGCACCTTCTTCTATTAATACATTTTCCCCATGTGCATAAGACTGTTCTGCCCCTGCCCCTGTAGTCTCTACGAAACCGTTATCTGGTATAAAAGACTGGTCATCTACTTTATGAGAACTTAAGTCTACAGCTCCTTTTCCTATTTCTACGTGGTTGCTTCTGTCTGTTCCTTTAAGACCAGACCCTGTTTTACCATTTTCAGTTATTTTTACTATTGTTAATTTATTTAATATTTCTAGAAGTGCAGTTTGTACGTTTGTAGAAGATAAACCTAATATTTCGTCTGTAGATATGTCTATTGCTCTAGGTGTCGTAACTGTAGACGGTGTGGATTGATCTTCTACTAATAAAAAATCTGATTCTACTGTACTTGTAGCTCCTTGCCCATAAGTACCTATATCTCCTGTAAATCGATATGTTTTACTTGGGGTTACACCTATTTCATTTAACGTTACGTCATATATTACAAAGTAGGTATCTCTATTGTTTAACACATTATAAGATACGGAGGATATATTTACACTTTCAGAAGGATTGCTAAAGTCTAAAGATTTAATTTGCTCAACTTTAGGAGGTAAATTAGACAAAGTAGCTAATTGGGATCTTTGTTGTGATCTTAGAAAAAGAAAATCTTTTTGTTCTAGGGCTGTTCCAGAACCAAATCCGTAAGTTCCTTTACCTGTTTTTAAAGCCCACCATTCAGTTCTAAAAGCAAATGAGCCAACACTTTCTTGAACTGTAAATGTATTAGATATTACAAATAATTCGGAAGCTGAAACCTCAAATAAAGTAGAGTTGTTAGTAGCTTCGTATATATTTTCGTAAAAACTAAGGCTTTCATTTGAAGTTTCAATTTCAACTATTGTATTGTTTTGATCTAAACCAGATATTTGTTTATAGATATATTCGGCTATGGACTTTATGGGATAATTCTTGGTTCTGTTTCCTTCATCAGAATCAGTACCAATAAGGTAATCTTTATCTGTTATACTTATGTCTTCTGGGTATCTATCTTTATTTTTTATCTTAGCCATGGTGTAATATTATTATGTAAATTTAATTAAAACAACCTATAATTTAAACCAATTAGGTAAACAGGCTTTTGTAAATTAGTATAGATAGGTCTAGCTATAATACTAAACTTTCCAGATACAGGAATTGATAAGTTTATTTGAAGCCTATATGAACTAAATTGAGTTAAGTCAGTAATAATAGAAGTTGACAAATGACTGTTGTCTGATATGTCTTTCCAATAGTCAGTTATAAAACTATTGGCTTTTGATAAGTCTTCTGTTGCTTTTTCTTGATTTTTTATAGCTTTTGATTGACTAGATAGTGCTTTTGATTGCTGGTCAGCTATATTAAATATTTTATCTACAAGCCTTTTGTTTCTTTTGTTTAAAGAATCAACGGCTTTTCTAAGAAGATCATTATTATTTAGTAATGAGTCTCTTTGTATTATTAAAAAATGGTGAGCTTGTGCTGCGTCATTTGATATTTTGAAGCTGTCTTTGTTTAGTCTCTCTATATCTTTTTGCGGATTTTGAGATAGACTTAATAAGGGTAGCATCGTCAGCGTTAACATAAACAATAGTTTCATAATATATTGGTGGTATTTTTATAGGTGGCTTATTTTGTTCTTCAAAAAGTAATGTATATAAATCCTTTGTTAATTTATTTAGAGAATCGTTTTGAGATTTTATTTTCTTGCTACTTTCTTGTTGCTCCTTAAAAGCTGCTTCTTTGTTACTCTTAGCTTGTATAAGCATTGACTCATGATGATTTGAATTATTCCACCTAATAAATAGATAGAAGCCTAAAAGAAGCAACACTATAAATACACTACCATAGACCACTACTTTATTTTCCTTAAAGTTGAAATTAAAAGTCATTATATAGATTTTAGCATTTGTATTAATTCTGGCTGTGGGAAAACATCATCTTTATCCTGTCTGTAACTACCATGAGTCCACAGACCTCCTTTTCCTTGCAAAGCATCTTTAGACACCTCAAATATTTTATCACCTTTGTAAGATGTGTCTATGCCGTATTCTTCATTCCAATGAATTAAAAGCTTTCTAGTTGCTTCTAACTGCTTATCTGTATATGATTCGTAGTAATATTGACCTCTGTAAGATTTGTGTAATCTAGTTACTAAGCCAGTATCTATTTTTTTATTAGTCCATGAATAAAAACTATTGCCTTTTTTAGTTAGTCTTCCCCATGAATCTAATTCACATTGTACTGCTTGTTCATTTAAAATTTCATTGTTAGCGACATAAACTTTACCGTTACTGCTTTTTCTAAATATTCTTTCTACTCCTGCGGTATCAAAATCTTTGATTTTAACACCTAAAGCGTGCGACCAATATTTGCTGTCAAAAATGGTAGATATATCTCCATTCCTTTGAGTCGCAACACAAACAGCTACTCTTTGTTTGTTTGATTTCCACCAATTAATATCTCCTTTAGCTGATTCACCACTAGCCATGTGATGAAGCACTACAGTTTTCTTTTCTGTTTCTTTCTTATAATACTGATCTTCTGGAAATATATAATCTATTACTTTATGACCTTTCCATTGCCACTTTCTTTTTATATCAGACATCTTTTTTTATTATTAAGTCACCTATTTTATAATCAATTCCGTTGTACACTTGTTTTACTTCTCCATTCTGAACTCTTATTATTTGGCTAGTTTTTTCTTTAGAGTCTTTAACTAGATCTACTTCGCAAATATCTATTTTGTGCTTTAATAATATGCTAATAGACTGCGTTTCTCTTGCTATATCTCTAGCGTTTACATAAGCTAAATGACTAAGCGACATAAAAAGAAGCCAAACTTCTGGAAATCTAGAAGCTAGTATTTCAGAATTACTTGTCTGCATTGTAAGTCCAAAAAGACCTACGAGTAACGGTACTGCTCTAACCAAAAAAGATTTTGTCTTTAGTATTCTTTTAGCTAACCACAAGTAAAAGAAAGCCCTCAAAAGTGCTGCTATTATTGAAAAGTGAGCTACTAAATATAGTAACTCTTTAAATTCATTAATCTCCATCTCTATCTATTTTTTTATTCATTAATTTTTGAATCCATTCTTTTCCATGAGTTATAATTAGTTCAACAACATCTACTGAAAGAATACCTCCTACAATGCTAAAAAATACTTTTGCTTTATCCATCCCTAAAAATGGCGGTGAATACCATATAGCAAAGACTATAGCTATACTGCAAAAATATATGTAGCTTATTCTAGTTTTAGATACTTTTTTTTTCTGTGACTCATGTAACACTCTTACGGTTGTTCCTATAAAACCAGATATTGATACAATTATAATCAGCTTAACTTCTGGTGTTATCCACATTTTTTTCAGTAATTTTATTTTTTAACTTTATAAACGATATAGTAAACACAACTCCGCTAAATGACATAAGCATTAAGTCTAATATTTCTAACGCCTTTGAATCTTGTAAAGAAAGCTCTACTTCAAAACCTATTATTCCACAACTAAATAACAGTACTAAAATATTTTTTATTATTGAGCTTATCATTTTAATTAGGCGTTTTGTTGTTGGTCAGAAAATATATTACTGATTGAGTTATCAAAACTAGGACTAGAGCCAGTTTTTCTTTGCTCTATTAATTTAGATTGATTTCCTGCTCTTTGATCTTCTCTATCATCTTTTTTACCTTCTTGATATGTTAGTTTATTGGATATAATTTGTGACTCTAGTTGTATTTGCTCTAGTTTTCTTATGTGCTTTTCTTGATCTAAGGCGTTGTCAGTTAAAGATTTTTTTCTAAGATAATTGTCATTAAGTTCAGACTTTAATCTTTCTAAAGTCATTTGTGCGTCTAACTCCATTGCTTTAGTCTGCTGTTTAGCTTGTTCGCTTTGAATGCTAGTTTGTGCTTGTGCCTGTGCTTGTGATTGTGAAAATCTTATCTGTGCTTGTTCTTTTTTTATAGAATTTTCCTCTATAACAATTTCCATATACTTAACAGCATTTTTTACGTTTCGTATATTTCTTGTTTTAAGATATTGAGCTGCATTCACTTCTCCTTTGCTATAAGAGTCAATTAAAGCTTGTTCAAAGTCTAACCTTTGTTTGTCGTCTGGTTCAAAGTCAAAGTATATTCCAAACCTACGCATAGACAAGTTTTTAATTTCCTCTAAAATTTCTACATTAGATCTTCCAATAATACTCATATACATATCTTTGAGATCTGGTGTAGATAGTACATCGTAAAGCCTATGAGAAATAGCGGTTGCAAACTTTAAGGAGATTGCAAAACTAGCTTTTACTATATGATTTGTAGAATTATTTGAACTTGCTAATAATATTTTACGAACTGCAACTGCTGTTCTGTCTGATTGAGCTGTACCATCACGAACTTCATTAATTCCTAGTAACTGTCTTAGACGACCTAAGTTATTAGATATTTCAGCGGATAAAAAATTAAGAGAAGTATTGTTTACACCTCCGTTATTTTCTGTAATAGCTCTATTCATGGCGTCACCATCATCGTTTGTTGCTCTTTTTAAAAGAACCCCTCGACCAAAAAACATATTCAGCAAATCTTGTGGGGTGACTTTTTCATTACCTAGCATAACATCATTAAGAGCGTCTGCATCTATTTCTACCGTATTTGGTCTAAGTTCTCTTTTTAGCTGTTGAAATTTAAACCAATCCGTTTGCAAATCATCTAGTATAGGAATTGCTCTATCTATCATAGAATCAAATCTTACATTTCCTGTTTCAGAATTTCTTTTCACTTTAGGAGCATAAATAATAAATGGTGACATCGCATTATTTATGCTTTCATCAATTTGATTTTCTATAATACTCCATTGAACACACTCTTCTGCTTTAGGCACATATATACCTTCAAACCAAACATTGTAGCAAACCTCTAGCTTCTTATTTGGATTGTTAGGTTTATATTCCGTTTCTCTACCTTCATCGTCTGTCCTATCAATAAGTATTGTTGACTTATTAACTCTTTGTTTTTTGTAAGCTCTTTTTAAAGATGTTTTATATGCGTAAGAAATCCATTCGTATAGCCTTTCTTCGTCTTCTGAATTTGAATACTTTTCGTTTACTCTTGTTTTATGTGTGTTGTCTTCTTTCTTAGCGTTTTCTATAATTCTTTCTTTTTGATCTTCTGGAAGACCACCACATTCAGCTTCTAACTCTGCTAAAGTACCTTCGTTCCAAACACCATGATATCTTATATCTCTGCCGTCATCATATTCAAAACTGCTGTTTATGTAGTTGTAAGCATCTACATACTTAGTAATAATACCTTCATTTTTAGACGTAAAGTGTCTACCTACACCAAAGCCTAAATCAAATAAATCTTCATTAATTTTATCTTTTATTTTACCAAAGTCTTGATGTTTTATAACTTCTTCAATAGCTAACTCTTGTGCAAGCTCTATCATTGGCTTATACTCTAACTTTTTCACTCCTAATTCGTCTTGGGTTTTAGGAGTGTTGGGATCTCTTAAATCTAAACCTATGTTTTTACTTACTTGTTCTGTAAGGTCTTTTGTTATAAACGCTTTTTCTAAATTTTTAAAGTAATTTTTCTTTTCGTCTATACCTAATTCATCTATGGCTTCTGCTCTAGGTTTAAATAATGTTTCATCTATTGGATTAATAACTAAATCTTTAAAAGTAGACATTACTTTAAGGATCTTATCGTATTCAATTTTGTGAGTCTTTACATCTTTTTTGTGGTTTTTACCTTCAATGACAGTTCTGTAATCTGTTTTTTGCTCACCTCTAGAATAAGAACGCATTTTTTGAATCCATCCTCTTCTAAAAGACAAAGCTCCGTTTGCTCCCCATTGTGAATATATGGCTTCACCAACCTCTTTTCCAAAGTCACGATCCAACTTATCAGCATTGGATAGGTTGTCATCTGGGAAATTATTATCTTGAAGTAGGTTTGCCATTGTTTAAATTCTAATATGTAAAAATAGTAATTGATATTCTGTATTGTTGCTAATTTAGGTAATCTATTAAGCTTCAAAAATCTTCATGCTCATTCCTGTATTTTCACCTATACCGACTACCTTTCTTTGCTTTGCCATGTACTGACAAGCTAATAAAGCCAACTGGTCTGCTACTGCAAGGTCAAATTTGGTACGTTTGTTCACGTTAAAGTCTATCCATTCTTGAATACGAGTTTTGGAGTAAACCTTACATTCTTGATCTAGGTTAACACCTATATTATCAAAAATATAGTTTTTAAGAAGCATTGCTTGATCGTTATTGCCTTGCTTTGATGAAGGAACACCACCACAATCTTTTTCAAATTGAGATAAGTCTTTCCATTTTTTATCTGGTCTAGTCATTGAATAACCTCTGTAACCGTTATCATTCATGTAATGAAGTAGTCTAGGCTTGTTGTTTTCAACTAAAGCTAACATTCCAAAAAACTCACAAGCCATAATTACGCAATCGTAAAAATCCTCTACTTTATCTGGTCGCTCACAGTATTCTAAAAAGAAAGCTCTGCTCGGGGCTCCTGCCATATTCATTTTAGTATGACCGCTTATTGTTCCGTTAGAACCGTTCTTATTTACGGTAGTTGATATGTCATAACTATCTACACCTAACGCACCAATGTCATTATTATCTGGCATTCTCAACTTACGCCCATGAAAATCTCTAATGCTTGATTTATTACTTTGATCTTGTGTAGGAATCCATGTTGTTTTAAACTTACCTTTTGGGTTAGGCTTCCATCTTAATTTAGAATTAAACTTTTCTCCTTCGTATTCTAGATCTCCTATGTAAACTATTTCTTTTAGGTCGTGATCTAGTATTCCCTCTAAGTGGTCTAAGTGATTGTTTAAATTCTCTATGTCAAAATCATTGTTTTTTCCACCTTCATTACGAAACATGTGTTGCGTATTTCTTGGGCTATCACGTAAAAAACCGTTTATCGATTTCTTTTCTCCTATTTTTTTAAGTTGTTCGTAAGTAGAGTTCCAATAGGTTTCAGCACCCATTTCTAACCATTTACCTTCTTGACTTAGTATAGGTTCTTCTGGATCGTAAACAACTGAATAACCCCACTCGTCAAAAAAACCATAGGGTTGCGTCATAGATTGGCAATAATCTATAAAAAAAGATACTAAACCATTTGCTGTTCTTCCTGTTAGTTCGTTTCTTTCTTTTGCGTTTGCGTTTTTAAACTCTGTTTCAAACTCTTGACCACCACCTTTAAAATATTCTCCTGCTGTACTTCCAAACTTTGCTTTACCACCACCTTGCGTATGGCATTTAGAGTGCCTAGATATAAAGGCTGTTAAAGAACATTCTTCCCATTTACCTATTTCATCATTAATAGAAAAAGGCTTTACTTTAGTACTGTCGTAAGCTGTTTCTTTTGTTGGGTAGGGTGTAATGCTTCCGCTTTCTTTTCTGTCGCTCTCATGTCTTATTTCAAGGCTAGACTTAGCTTCTACGTTAGGCAATTCAATGAGTGGTTTAAAGTATATAGGAAAATACTCCCATGACTTAACAATTTTACCGCTAAATAACTTTTCTGCTAAATCTTTACGTTCTGAAACTATAGGTATTTCTGCGTATTTTACAATAGAAAACATATCAAGAGCTAAACTAGCTGCTTCTACTGACCAACTTGATCTACGACCTTTACCTCTTATTTCTCCCCAACATCTACTGTCTGCTACGCAAGCTTCCCAATGCCAATAAGCTTCTGTCTGAACCATTCTAAAGTCTGGGTACATATCACTTTCCGTAAGGTAGTAATGCTGTAAGAACATCCAATTTGATCCAGTTATGTAGTGAGTTTCTTGATCTATCTTTACAAAGATCCCATGTTCTCTACGTTCAAACTCGCTATCTACAAATTCTTTATGTTTGTGTAATGAGTTATTTCGTTCTAATATAAACTTATTACGAACCTGTTGACGCTTGCTACCAGCTTTTTCCTTTGCCATTCTAGCTTTGTACCTAAACCATATATCGTCAAATTCTTTAAGGTTTGTTTCATCACGTTTCCATTTTGCATTTTTACCTTTTTTATTGTTGTTAACTACTGTCTTAGTATATTGTTTCTTAATAACTTGACCATCTTGATCTAAATCATTAATAGATCCGCTAATTGATAAGCTAGGTAGTGCTATTATTAAATCTTCTACTTGATATATTTCTCCTATTGTACCGTCTTTACTAATGCATACAAAGTTTATATCAAATTCTGGGTACTCCTTGTATTCCCATGACTTTTCTTTATTTTTCTTATCGTATATTTTCTTAGGCACATAATCGTAAGGATTTAGTTTTGTGCTTATTCTTCCACGATAATTTTTAGAAACTTCTATCATTATCTTGTTCTTTGAGAAAGTGTGTTATTACTAGTAGATTCTTCTTTAACTTTAGCGTTTGGATTTTTAAGCTTTTCTAATTGCTGTTCTTTTTCTTGAATACGCTCTAATAGGTTATCTGCTGCTTCTGCTGCTTTAGATATTCCATCAGCAAAACTTTTAACTTGACCGTCTTTTAAGGAAACAGATGTGTTACCGTCATCGTCTGTTGTTGTGTCCATTTCCTTTTTAAGTATATCAATCATTTTCTCATAACTGCTGTATAAAGCTTCTATATGATTTTTTAGTATTTCTATTTGCTTTTGTTTTAAAGTGTCCATTCTTTATTTTTAGTTAGGTAGTTTTGGAAGTTTATCCATTGATGTACTAGGTAGTGAAGGTAGTTTATTACTCTTTGAACCTTTATTTTTTTTACTTATTTTGTAAAAATTATCATAAACATCAACTCCACCATTTTTATCCCATCTAATTAATGATCTTTTGTATGCTGCTTCTTCTTTTGCTCTTTGTCTATCACCTTCTATTCTAGATATACTTTTTTCTATAGATTTGTTTATTTGGTATTCACTCCATCCTAAAGTCTTCCACACTTTAACGTTTTGCGTTACTTCATCATTCCAATATATTTCGTCAAATCTTAAAAAAGAATCTAATATTTTAGTAGGAACTCCCCCTATTAATCCAGCTAAACCAGTATAAACGTTTTCTTCTGCCCTTTTTAACATTTTTACATCATTAGATGTACTTAATGTAATTAAGTTTTTTGAAACATTGTCTAAAGAGCCTAAAAGTGCACTTGAAACTGCACTTCCGTAAGTGTTACTTTTTTCTAATACAACAATGTCCATTATGGCTACCGCCATGCTTCCTATAAATGGTATTGATTGTGTGTTACCCATTACGACTGCTCTAAGTAGGTTTTTGTCATCATCATTAGGTTCATCATCTCCAAATCCTAAAACAGCTAATATATTACCGACAAACATCTGTGAAATATAAGTGTAAAGCATTGGCTGAAAGAACTGATAGTTAAGAACTCCGTAAACGTTTTGTCCTACACTACCTTTACTACCCTCTCCTTTTCTAGCTCTATTTAATTCTCTCCAATGATACATTGCGTTTTGATGATTTTGAATAGGGGAGGTTGCAAACATTGCAAAATACCTAAGAATAGGGTTTTTTTGAAGTTCAGATTTACCTTCTGCTGTTATTGTTTGTTGTGCTCTATCTGCTATTGCTTCAAACTTTTTAAGAGCCTTTTTCTTAGCCTGTTCCTCTGGCATGGTTTTTCTATAAATATCAAGATAAGCTCTGTAATTAGGAACTGCACCCATAACACCTATTGCATCACCTATTGAAACGTTAACTAAAGATTTGTCTATTGCTGTTTTATAAAATCTTGCAGCTTGTTTTCTTCTTGCATCTAGACTTGCATTCCCACTATTTACAAATTGTTTTTTAGAAATGTCGGAAAGACCTAAAGCTGCTCTTTCCATACCTCCAATGTCATATCTAGACTTTAAGTATTCTGAATCTTTAAGTAGTTGTTTAAAAACCTTGATATTTTCTATTATATTAAGTATGTATTCTGCTCTTTCAGAAAGGCTTATGTTGCTAGGCATATCTGCGATTGCATTAAAAGCTGATATAGTTTGAGTAAGTAATATTTTAGGGCTAAGTGCTAACGTTGTTTTTGCTATGTTAGATCCAAAAAAGTTTACTATTTTATTACCTCTTGCTCCACCTTGCTCTAAATCATTTTTTACATAAGCCCTAATACCTTCTATAGCTATATCTGATGTTAATGGATTTGCGTTTTCTAAAGCTTTTTTGAAACTATTATCTCCTATAAGTTTTTTAATATCTCTATGAACCTCTGCAAAGGCTGTATAATGTGAACTTTCTTGTATAGCTTGTCTAGCTAAATACGTTGATGACTGTGCCTTTATAGGTAATGAACTTCCTAATCTTTCTTTTTGACTAGAGTGAGCGGTGGTGTTTACACTGTTTCTAGAGTCTTCTAAAGAATTAGATTGTACGTTACTAGAAACCCCATCTCTTGATAGTCTTCCTGCATAGAAAGGAATTTTAGTTAATTCTGTAAAATTCATTTTTTTATAAACAACACTTTCATTAGCATGTATTTCATCAAACAATAAGAATAGTGATTCTGCATAAGTTTTTTCTTTTTCGCTTAATATTGAATCTATTTCCGATATTACCTCTGCTGTAAAACCTTCATTTGCTAAACCTTCTAATAGTGATTCATTTTTTGAGTTCATCCATACGTTTAACATTTTATCTACAGTTAAGTTATGAGTAACGTCCTCTCTGTTTGAGGGTGTGTTACTATCATCTTGTATAGACTTTAATGTTGGTCTTTGTGCTTTAAATACATGAACTTTGTTTAATGCTTTGTCTGTTTTTCTTTGACTTCCAAATATAGATTCATGAATATTTAACAATGCTTTATTATAGTTTCTTATTGAAGCGTTTTTATTTGTACGTCTATTTTTAGCTCTGTTTACTAAGTTAACTAAAGCACTATCATCTCTGCTTTCTCCTTCTGATCTGGATAATAGAGAACTTAGAGAATCTAAATTACCTATAAAGCCTGTACCTTTAAACATTCTAAAAAACAACCTAGAAACAGCTCCTTTTATTTTATTTTGTTCTGTTTCTATTTGAGTACTTGTAAGTTTTTTGTTTTTAGATATAGAAACGTCTTTAATTACCTCTGTAATAATCTTTTTAGTTTCGTTGCTACTTTGTTCTTTAAGCTCTTTCATTTTACTTCTGCCTTCTAAGTAAACTTCATTTATGCTATTTAAAGACTCTTCAAGCAAAATACTAGCTTCTTGATTAGATACTAGGTTTGCTGAAAGAATTTTTATAGAAACATCTAATTCTAATTCTTTTAGTACGTCTCTGTTTTCTTTATCTTGTTCTACAAACAATTTATCTGAAAGATCGTTTATTCTATCTCTTATTTTACTAATTGATGTGTTTTTAAAAGGAGTAACAGTTCCTTTACTACCTTTTATAGATGTGTTTTGCTTTACACCTTCTAAAAATTCAGATTCTTCATCAGTAGTTAGATTTCCTTTTTTTCTTCCGCTTATTTTTATTCTTGTTTTTTTGTCAAGTATTTTATCTATTTTATTTTTTGTGTTTTTATTTTCTAGTTTTAATTTGGTGTCAGTAATATCTAAAAGGACTTCATTTAGCTTTTCTCTTTTTTCTGCATCTGTTCCTGTTTTTTTACCTTCAAATTTAGTTTTGGATATTAACTTTTTAAAATCAGACACTTGTATTTGGCTTAGAGTTTTATTATCAAAGCTGTCATTAATGAAGTCTAAAACCGCTTTTCTAGCTTCTTTTATACTTGTTTTTTTGTCTCTTATTTTTTGATCCGCTACACGTCTTTTCTCTTCATTACGAGACTTTGACTCGTTATATTTAGTTTCTAAATTAACTGCAAGTTCGTCTATTTTATTGAGTATTTCCGTGCTGCTCTTTGCTATTAAGGGCAAATTTATAAGAGTATTAATTCGAAGAACATCATTAAAATTAATTTCTGATAAGAATTTGTTTTGAACAACAGCTTTTAAATATTTTTTTATGATTTTAGTTCTTTCTGACTTTTGATATTTATTTTCATTTTCTAACTCTTTAGCTTTGTCTCTGTCTTTTTGTAGTTCTGTTTTATTATTGTTGTACTTAGTGTCTAGTTTAGCAATTAAAGCGTCTATTTCTTGAATTGCTTTTAAACCGTTAATATCTGTTTTAGCGTCTGCTACTATTTTTACAAGTTTATTGGTGTCTGCATCATCAGCCTGTAGAGCTTGTGCTTTACTAAGGTTAGCATCTATATAATCTTGTAATGCTTTCTTAACACCTTTTTCTGTTTTGTTTTTTTCGTTAGTCTTATCTATTAACTTTTGTTTAGTTGATCTTACGGCTTCCTCTTGTTGT